ACTTCGGCCGCGGCGTACGAACGAGGGCCGGGGATGCCTTCGCCCGGTGCCGGGGCTTCAGCGTCCTGTAGCCGAAGTCGCGCCTGCGCCAGCGCCAGCGCGCGCTGTTGGTCTATGTTTAGTTCTGCCACAGTGCGCGCTCCTCAGGCTTCATGACACCCCACAGACGGCCCCAATCGTTTTGCGACATGCCCGGCGGCGCAGGGGGCGCAGGCGGTGCCGCCGTAACGCCGGCGCCTGCTGAACCGCGCTGACCGGATAACCGTTCACGAATTGCCAAAAGATCGGTTTGCAAAGTTCTAAGCGCGCTGGCGCGTTCCGCATTAGGCCGGCTGCGGTCGCCCAACCGGGCCGCCTGGGCTTGCAAAGAGTCAAATTCTGACTTGTTAAGGTCGCCGCGCATTCGCGGCAGCATAGACACAAGTCGCGCGTGAGCGGTTTCCAAATCGGCGGCGGCTTTAGACGCGTCCGTGGAAATGCCGACTTGGCCCAAGGCAAAATCCCGAGCCGCACCAACACCGCTGCCGGTTGCCCGGCCCAACGTGCTTGTTCCGGTATTAGGATCGACGCGGATTACGCGGTTGATAATATCCAACGCGCTGTCAATGTTTCGTACGTTGTCTTCGCGTTCTTTTTCCGATTTGGCGGCCTCTGTACCGCGCTGACGCGCCCGCGCTTGTTCTTCCTCGCGCCGGAGACGCATATCGCGGGCTTCGGCAATGCTCCGTGGCAGACTGGGCGCCGCCGGGCGCACGTCAGACACAGGCATGGCCAAGGGGTTGCTGGCCAAGGTCGCGTCGTCGAGGAAGGCGTCAGCCTTCACGCCGCCGCCCGTGGACGGCTTGACAAACGCGTTGGACACCGGCGTCGCCGTCATGGCGTTGGTCAATGGTGTCTGGACGACAGGCGACGTAAGCGCCGCGCCAGGCTCTACGCGGTTGTCCGGCGCGCCCATGGCAAGCAGACGGCGCCGGGCAGCGCCGGGGCCGTAGTCTACCGTATCGCCCGCCCATTGGAGAATTTGACCGACGGTCTTGCCCTTCAAAAACGGATTGGCGTTGACCGCTTGCGCGCCCAACACGCTTTCGACAGACGCGTTAGGGTCGGCGGACAGCAGCGACCGCGCGCCACCAATGCCAGCGAAATGCGCCAGATAGAGGTTGGTGCCGTTAGGCTCGAACCCTGCGCGGGATAGCGTGGCCGCGTTGCGGTTGGTGTGCGCCTCACCCAAAAATTCTTCAATGGGCCGACCATCTGGCAACGTGGAATTGCGGTAGGACAGGATTTGAGAATTGCTCAACCCGCGCGCGATGTCAGGGAAATTGCGCTTAAACTCGTCGATAAACGTGGGGTCGATGAACTGGAACTGACCACGCGCCGACGATGCCGGGTTAGCCCCGCGGCCTTCGCCGCGGTCTATGGCAGGCAAAATATCAGCGACATTTGTTGACCGCGACGTAGGGACGGGGGCGGCGCCTGCCGCGGGCGCAGACAGCGGGATCGTGTCGCCAGCGGCTGCGCCTGGCGCCGCCGGGGCCGACATAGGTGTAGCCATCGACGCCGCAGGGGCCGCAGGAGCAGCGTTGCGCGCCGGGCCTTCAGTAAAAGGTGCGATTTGCCCTAAGCGCCGGTTCATCAAGAACGGCGTGCCTTCTATTTCAATTTTTTCCCATTCCGCAAGCGATTGATCGGCTTTTTGCATAAGTACGTCTAGGCGCGCGCGGTCAAAAGTCGGCGGTAATTGCCGTGACCAACCCGGTACGTCCCGTTGCACGCGGGCAAGAAAATCAGCGTAAGTGTCGGGGGTAAGGCCCGGCATTTCGTCGCGGTATTGTTGGGTTAGCTGGATACCGCGTTGAACATCTGCGTTTTGCGCCTGGCGGCGCTGGTTCAGGCCCGCAGTCAGCGCTTGATACGCCCCCGCGCCTGTCGTTGGCGCGACCGCCAGCAAACGGTTAGGCGCGTCGGGAGATGATATATCAAAATCTGGCGAAGACATTAGCCGGCGGATATTACCTCGCTCTTGCTCCGCGCCCATCAACTGCTGTTCGCGCATCGCGTTTAGCGACTGTTCCTGCATAGCGTTTGCGATGCCGGCGATGTTGGGTAGCTGAAAAGGCCGGAGTTCAGGTAAAGGAGGAAAGGAACCGGACATGTGCTGCCTCCTTCTATTGGTTAGCTACAGAGTAGGTGTTAAGCCCCGGCGGAACGGGAGGCCCGTAAAGATTGCCGCCTTGGTAATACTGCGTCCTCGCTCTATTGAGGTTCATTTGCGATTCCAATAATGGGTATTGCGCGGCGAACCCTGCGCCGGTGCTAAGGCCTTGGTTCAGTGCGTTGGCCATGTTCATGTACCCGGACGCGCGGGCTTGGCCGCCAGCCATTGCAGCATTAGCCATACCTTGCCCGGTTTGCCCCGCCGCCCCGGTCAACACATTGGTGCTGGTTTGGCCCGCGCCCATAAGGCTTTGCAGAGGATTAAGTTGATTGGCGCGATTGGCCTGATAGCGGTTGAAGGCGTTCATGTACTCTTGCGACGCCAAATCCTGCCCAAACCGTTGAATACCTTTCAGCGTGGCGCCCGACAGCAGGCCGCCGCGGGCGGCTGCTGACCGTTCAAGTGCCTTCATGCCCTCGCTCATGCGGAACCCGTATCCGGGGTCGGCGGTATAATCGGCCATGCTGAAATCGCGGGCGTATTTACCATAGCCGGGCGCGGTTTTATTTTCGCTTAGGGCCAAATAATCCATCAGCCTGTTTTGCGCGGTCAAACCGGCTTGGCGAAATGGCTCCTGCAATTCCTCTTGCCGGGCGTATGCCTGTTCTTGCGCGGCGGCGGCGTCACGCGCGGCGTTCCTCTGCGCTGTTGCCGCTCTGTTAGATGCGTACATGGACCCGGCTGTGCCGACTAAGGCGGCGCCGCCTATAATAGCTGCTGATGCGACCATGGCGTCAGTCTCCAATCCACTTGGTGTAATACACTTCAACAGGCTGCATTTTCAAATACTCAAACAGCCGGGAAGCGTCTTTATGCAATTTAGACCCAAAAAACATGCGCTGGACGCCTCGGCGCTTGGCCTCAGCTTCTACCGCCCGAAAAAGCTTTACGCCTTCCATGCGCCCGCGGATGTCGGGATGGGTCCAGAAGATGTCCATCTGAAGGGTCAGGCAGGTGCTGTAGTGCAGGCCGGGAAGAACAAAACCGACGAAATACCCGACCAGCCGCGCGTCCTGCCGCAGCGTCACGACAAGGAGTTCGCCGGCGGTCTCGCTGGCCGCGTACACGTCGTACCGCATGGACAGCGGCACCTTGTCTTTGTTCAGCGCCAGTTCTTGCCAGTGCGCGGGGAAGAGTTCTACCGCGTCAACAAGAAACTCGCTCCAAGGCTCAACCTGCGCCGTGATTACGTCTGAGGTCACTGCGTCACCTGGCGCCCGCTAGCGCGGATGTTGATCGCCGAAGCCGTGCCGGCGATGGTGGAGATGAACCCGCTTGGGGCCAGTATTTGACCCACAATTTCAGGGAATGTGTATGTCTCGCCGGCCTGCAACGTCTTGGTCTTGACAATCAGGTTGTCGTTGCCGGCGGATCCGGCGGCCGTAATTAGGTTGACGCTGATCGTAGCGGCCGTTGCGCTGTAATTGGTCGCCGTGAACTTGTCGATGATGGTCGTCACGCCGGTCGAGGTGTACTGCGTCGTCTGCGTGGCTTCGGCGGTCTTGGCCGGGATCAGAACGGTTACGGTAACGGCCATGTTACACCCCTTGGTTCGACGGCACGGAGGCCAAAGATACTGTTACAATGACAGACGGCGCTGCCGGACGAACAGGCCCGGTCTGCGGGCCGATGTATTGGACTGTAGTAGCCGAGTTAGTGGTCGCCCACATCAACTCAACATAGTCGTTTGGCGCTAATTCCACAAACAGATTTAGCGCCCCAATCAAGTGCCCGTCTATGCCGCCATGACGGTTGGGCACCGAGAACTGGCTGTTGGTGTCGGTCACGTTTGTGCCGTTCTTCCGCAACCACACGTCCGTGTCGTGGATGCTGGCGTCGGTGTTGACGAACTGAATGCTGAACTGGACGTTGTAAGTGCCCGCTTCATGCACGACGATCTTAGACTTGCACGTCCCGGTAATGGTCGTGGACGCCACGGTCTGCGACGCGCTGACGACGTACGTTCCCGTGCTGCCGTCCGTGCCAGTGGTCTGCGACACGATGTAGGTGCCAGCCGTGACGCCCGTGCCGGTGATGACCATGCCGGGGTAGATAGGGCCGGCGCTGACCGCGGTTACGGTCATGGTGGTGCTGGCGGGGCCAATGGACGCAGTAAACGTCGCCGTGCGGTCCTGCAACTCGACGTTCCGCTCTATCTGGATCGTGTCGTAGACCAGCGGATACGCCGTCGTGGTGGAGCCGTCGGGCTGGTTTACGGTGCTGTAAAACGCCCCAAAAACAGGGTTGGGCGCCTGCGGCGTGAGTGGGGGCGCAAGAGAAAGTCCTTGCACTTGGCTCTGCAACACGGCAATCTGCGACTCTTGTGCCGAACCGTCGGGCGCCGTCAACAGCCCCGCGACAGTGCGAGAGGCGGCAAACTGTTCGTCCGTGGCTCTAGGCGGTCCAACCTGAAGGTCTTGCAGCGAGGTCCAATTGTCGCCGCCGCCGGTCAGGTTAAACAGGTTAAAGAAAAACCGATACCACTCCCGCGACAACAGTCCGGTGCGCTCGTCAATAATTGGGACGCGCGGCGCCGGGATATTGGTGACGTTAGGGGGGCTAGGCATTGGTCGGGCTGGCGCGCAGTTCGGCGCCCATGATGGCAATTTTTACTGGATCGGTACCAGAGATTTCATACACGCGGTCGCGGATTTTAAGCGTCATGCCCAGCCGGCGCCAGAAGGCGCGCTTGCCAAAGTTGCCTATGGCGCCGATTGAAGTCCAGCGCTCGTTGGACCATGTGTGGCCGCCGTCGTCGGACCAGCGCATCATGACTTGAGGATTATAGCCGGGAGCCGCCGGGTAACTGGTTGTGGTCAGGTACATTGGCGGCACAAACGGAAAGGGATAATCGGGCACGTCGGCTATAAATTCAAACCCGTCTCCGGCTTCAGTTGTCAACTCTTCGCCGCTTTCGGTGGTAATATCATTTTGCACATATTCAGCTATCAAAAGATCGCCGTTCTCCGCAATCAAATCTTCCGCGTTATACGCTGGATATTGCGCGAGCCCCACGCCCGTTTCGCAGTCCAGTTGCAAGCTGTGGTGCGTTGTGCGGAGAAGCGTGTTCTGGCCTGACGGTATCGCTCGCCACGACCGCAGCCACCGTTGGATGGCGCCGTTGTCGGCGTACACGTCTAAGTCAAAAGCGTAAATGTTGCCGTTTTCAAAATCGCCGACAACAATTTCGTCGCTAAACGCCATCTGGCAGTTGCTGCGGTGGCGCGTAAACTCGCCGTTGGCCCAGCCCGCACGCTCGTGCCAGGCTTGCGTGGCGAGGTCGTAAACCCACGTCGTATTGGCCTGCGGGAAGATTAGCACATAGAACGAATGGCCGTCCTGCTGGTAGGTGTAGCCGATGGCGTCGGACAAATTGCCGTACTGTTGGATATGCCATTCAACCGCGTGGGTCGAAATGCGCTGCCCGACGTAACCATTTGCCCGGTACACCATCCCGCGTCCGCGGGCGTCGGCGCCCAGCCAGAACACGGTGTTGTCCATCTTGGCGACCGAATAGGCCGCCGTGCAGCCAAGTTCGTTTGACGCGCCTTGGATACGTTGAAGGGGAAAATCGGCGGTGCCGGCGTCGTACCAAACCTCGGTGGAATTGGTGCCAAACAGCCAGATTTCGCGGTTGCTGACCACAAGGGACACAAGCCCGTCGGGCGAGCCTTCGGCGCTGGCAAAGTCTAACGGGTCAATCGCCGCGCCGTCGAGCAGGCTTGTCACCCACACTTTTTGGCTATTGGGTTCGTTGAAAACAAAA